GACGGCACCGCGCCGACGGCTGCGATGTTTGCAAACTGAACCTTGTACGTAACTCCGCTAAGGACATACGGCAGGTAGCCGAGTGTGCTCGCCCCAGTATACTCTGGCAGGCCCGTAATCGGCGTTGGAATTAAGTTAGTAGGAACTGACATTGGCTATTCGCCCCCGTAAGTTAAAAAGTCATCAAAGTCCTCGGTGACAAGGAATTGATTGCCGCTCTCCGTAATAACGCCGCTGGGGTTTGTCGGTATAGGCGTATCTGGGCGGGTGAACTTTAACACAATATTTTCTGTCTGGCGAGCGGGAAGACGATACGGATCAAACTCGTCTCGATCTGCGTCACAGACCATTAAACCCGGTGCGTTGGGGTCTGAATACAAATCATCAAGCGAGAACTTGCGGCTGCACCGACCGCAAATGCCGATACCCAGTGTGGTCCTCCCACGAGTGTTGAGATATACCGGCATGGCCCTACATCACCTCGTGTACATTGCGATGTTTGGCAGGATTATCATCGGGCTATTGTCCCGCTCTTCCTGCTGCGCAAAATAGAGGCTTTCCTTGGCCTTCGCGTCGAGCACTGATATCATGCTTGGGTCGACTTCGATATACTCCAACGCCAGACGCGCGGCGAGCATGGCCACAATGGCCTCGTACCAACGCTGCGGTACTTCAATTTCTTGCGTCATGCTGCCTACGTCCATGATGTAGCGCTGACGCCACACGACGATCTGGTACACTTCGGCCTCTTGGTTTGGTACCGGCCACATGTGCATCACGGGCTGCTGGACCTGACGGTCGAACCAGAATTGCAGAGGACGGTTCGACTGGAACGTCTTATTCGGCAAGCTCGTGTAGTCGTCGCGGTTGAGGCGCGACAGAGGGATCTCGGTCGGCGTGTTGGCTAAATAGATTTGGCTGAAGCTCAACGTGCCAGTGGTGGCTCGCACGCGGAAGTATAGCTTCGCAACGCTGCTTTCAAGGTCGAACCACGTCCACTGCCCGGCCGTTGCTGACGGCGTTTCGGTCTGGACGGTAGTCCACGTTACGCCATCGTCGCTGCGCTCAAGGGCGATAGGCACAGCGGCGGCGGTCCACTTAACGCCGACGGTGGTCACGAAGGTAGCTGTGGTGAAGGTAACTGTGCGCGTTGTTGACGTGTCGGTGTTGGTGCCAGTCACCTGCTGCAGTGTGCGCAGGTTGCTGTTCAGGACGTCGAGCGTGCCTGTATCGAGAGTGAGGTCGCCCACGCCCTCGTACAGAGGGTAAATCTGCTTCTCAATGCACCAGAGCTGGATGCCGCGATTGGACAGGTCTGAAAGCAGCATGAAAAGCTGGTCATTTGCAATGTCGATGTGTTCGGCGCTGATCTGTTGCGCCGTCAGTTTACAGCGTCGCGCCGCGTTGTCGATGACGCGTCGCGTATCAAAAACTGTCTGCGATACTGTGTTCGAATATGCCATAATTTTTTGCTCGCTGGTTCAACGCAGCAGCGCGCAAGCGGTAGCACGCATTTCTGACCTGATACGCATACACCAAAGCAGTCTCGGCTACAATACCGAGACTGCCTTAGCTATTGTTAGCATTTACCCTTTGGCATTGCCATGAGACCGCCGGTTTTACGACGAACCATGCCGACTTCGCGGTCGCTGTTCATCATCTTGGCAGGAAGAGCCTTCTTGGCCATTCCAGAAAGCACCTTTGATACAGCGACTGGCGCTGGGCCTACAGGCTTCGCCATTGGCTTCTTAGGGGCCATTCCGCCCGGCGTCATGCCAAGCTCTTCGTTCGTCATGCGACGGCCGCTGTCCGTTGTAGGGCGTGTTGAAATACCCTCGTCCATGTACTTCATTCTGGTTGTGTTCTTGAAACCGTCCATGTCACTTACCTTTCTTGCGGGCCGCAGCCATGTTATCAATTAAATTGGGGTAGGGTCTTCCGGCCGCCTTGGCGCGCGCCTTGGCAGATTTCTTCTTCTTCACCGACAAGTCTTTTGGCTTGCCAAGATCCTTCGGGCGTTTCTTGTCCCAGACGGCTAAATCGCTCATGTCAACAATCCCATTTGCGTAGTGATAAAGCTTTGCGTGTCGGGCGACCCTTGTCGTCCTTCATCGGCCCCGGCATGCCGCCCATTCGTGCGCAAAATGACTTGCGACGCGCGGCTGCCTTGGGTGATTTCTTCGCCTGCTTGGCGCTGACGGGTGGCTTGATGTCCTTGCCCTGAGCGCGCAGCGATGCGCGACCCTTGGCGTTGAGGCCGCCCTCTGGGTTCTGCCCCTCCTTGCGCGTCCACGCACCGCCCTCGGCCATAGCGAGGCCACCCTTCTTGAAGGGCACGCGCAAGTTGGCGTTGACACCGCGTTGCTGTGGATCGTAGCCTACGCCCGCCGAGAATTTTGGATTGCTGTACTGCGCCAGAAGCTGTTGAAGCGAGACGCCTTTGGGGTTGACGCGCATTTGTGCGCCAAAGTCAAACTGGCCATTTGGTGCAGGCACCTGAGCGCCGATTTGCATGCCGTTCGACGTTAAGTTTGCATTGGCGCGAGGCCGCCGCCCTTGTTCCATTGGCTGCAGCAAGACCGGCCGCCCGCGCCTGTTTACGACCAGCGCGTCGTCTGTCGGTTTCTTAACCGTAAACCGCCGGAGGTCGAACGCGTCGTCCACCATCAATCTGCGTAGGACTTAACCATCTCAAGGATGATAGTGTACGTATCACCAGCGGTCTGATCGAACGTCGAAAACTGGATGTCGCCTGTCTTGCCCGCGCCTGCGTTGTTCCACAAACCGCCGAAACTTTCATAGTCGGACACGTAGTTGTTGTTCTGCGGGACAACGGTAACCAACACGTCGGTGGTCGCGTCCCAGTAAATTGCCACTTCCATGCCGTGCGTCATGGCGTAAATCTTGGTGATTGTAACGCCGTCGCAAGCCTTGCTGAAAGAGCTAGGATTAAGCGTGGAAACATCAACCTTGGTCACTTTGGTCTCGCCAGTGCCATCGGAGATGTTGGTGAACTTCATAATGGCTTTGCGTTCGCCATCAAATAAAATCTGTGTTGCTACTGCATCTGCCATCTATGTATTCCTTATAAAATGCGGCGGGTAACAGGGACTTCCTATCCGCTACCCGCGCGCATCATATCATCGCATTAGCGATTAGTCATTAGCCGTTGTTTGCACGTAACGGTACGTGACGCGGACTTGTCCAACCGTAGGCTGGCCAACAGACGTCACTGTCGCGACGACAGTTCCGTTTGTTCCGATGTCGTCCATTGCAGCAAGCTGTGCCGCAGTGAACGTGGGAAGCACGCGGATGCCGGTCTTGACGTTGACGCCACTTGCGTAGGTGGTCGCAGCCGATGATGTGCCGACAGACAAAGTTGCCGAGGTGGCACTGTCGTACTGCGTAAGCACATCAACGAGGATGTCCACAATCTGCGACTTGTACGGCAAGTAAACCGTGCCGTTCTGCACGAGTGTGGCACCAACGTCGATCAACACGGTCTGCGAAAGAACCGCGAGACCGATGTTTGGGCCGCCTGTCTTACCGGCGTTAATGTCGCCAGAAGCCAGTGGGCCGCTCCAAGTAGTTTGTGACATTTATTTTCTCCTTTAGAGAAGGGAGGGGGACCGAAGTCCCCCTACCCAATTAGATGCCAGCCGTACCAAATACGCCGCGTGGATCGGTCCAACCGAAGTTGTAACGCTCAGTGGCCTTGTAGCGCATGCTGTCGGTTTCGAAATCACCTTCCATGCTCTTCTCAAGACCGCGACGCATTGCAAGCTTAAGGCCCTCGGGCGCATCAGTCTGGATCCACCATGCAGTGGTCGAGGTAATACGCGACAAGTTAGCCTGTCCGCCGTCCAACATTCCCATACTTTTCACTGGGTTAACATCATTGTTAGCCGTGCCAGCACGCAATGCAGACTTCAACAATACTTCCGCTTGGAAGACATTGCTTGGGCCGCTGACGATCTTCTTTGGCGTCAAACGAATGCGCTTGCCGTTGTTGTCAACCGCGTTGCGGATCTGGATCAGCAACTGCTCAAGTGACGTCTGCGAAAGGTTCGCGGCAGTCGTGAGCTGGTTTGAGAACGTGCCAGTTGCGATTGGGTGAGCCGTGTTGACCAGTGATACGCCGTCGCCGCCTGTATACGCGCTGTTGAAGGCACGGTTCAGGATGTTGGCACCAAGGGTTTCCTTAGTTTCGATCAGCGACTGTGCAAGGTGACGAGCATAGGTCTGACCGATACGGATGTGATCGCCATCTTCCACCAGAACCTTTGTCAATGCAAAGGCAAGGCCGTAGACGCGGTACACGTAGCGCTGGATGAACAGCACGCCGCCGGATTGATACGTGACAGGCATGCCGTCTGGCAATTCTGGCGCGGCACCAAAGCCGAACAGGACAGGCTCTTCGTGGTAGTTACGGGGAATACCCTTAAACTCTTTGAAGACCTCTGACCATTCGTCAGCGCGTTGATCGTAGATGCCGTTGAACTCTTCGTTTAGGATCGGTTCAACGATTGACCGGAAGTCGGTACTTCTCATTGGGGTAGCCATTGTTCAAGCCCTCCTTAGTACGCGGCGCGGTCAGCGACGTTCTGATGCTCAGAAATCTGAACTTGAACAATCGTGTAACTATCGCCGAAATCGTTGTCTGGTGCTGGCGACAGGCCGATGATGCGCAAGGACGCATTACCGCTGTCAGTCAGCGTGGCGGTGTCAAGCATCAACGCCGACAGACCAGTGGTGGTCGATCCTGCGGAGATGGCTGTGTAGTCAGCCTGCTTGCCGATGTCCGTCACCGCAATCGAACCATTTGCCTGAATTTCGTAGACAATGGAGGGATCGAGTGTGACGTAAGCGACAATTTCAGTAGCCGCAGTGGACGCAGTCCACTTGTTGCTGACACGACGGCGGCCGTCGCTGTCGGTGAATTCAACACCTTGGAACGTACCGATGAAGCGGTCGCCAATGGCGGCTGCTTGGATGGTTCCGTTGGTGCCGATCTTTACCGGCTGGCTTTGTAGTATGTTAGCGGCGTAGCCCGTCAAAATCGAGTAAGCGGTGGGTCGAAGCACACCGCTTGGCGAAAATGCCGGACGAAGGCCGAACGGTTGAGAAACAGTACTCATGTCCATTTACCTTTGATTGAGTTACGTTAACCGCTCAAGAGAAGATCCCCCGGCGCGGCTGGTGGGCACGCATGTCCTGCATTCCGTCACCCTCGAGTAGCGTCGAACCGGCTCGCTCGGCATCAGATCGCATCATTTCTGCGACTTCAGCCAATTTGTCCTCTTCGCGTAACGGGGCGTCGTGGTGAGCTTCCTGCATGAACGCCTCATAAAGGCTCAAGGGTAGCTTAAACGCGAGCATCTCGTTAACGGCAATCAAGCCAGCATATTCGCCAGTCTTGACCGAGGCATACTCCATTCCGGGAACTTCTTCAGGCTTCACCGGCTCGTAACCGAGCTGTGTACGCCGGTGAATTGGATCACGCGGGTTGGTCGTAGTAAGCCAGCACAGATGATACCCCGGTATCTCGGGCAAATCAGGTAGTGCGTCGTTAAACAGTTGGTTTCGGAACATCTCCAGTCGGTCGTCCTCGCTTGTCTCACGGCGTTCGGTAACCTCGCGGGTCTCCGTGCGTCTCGTGTCGCGGCGTCCAACAACGTCGAATTCCGGTGCTTTCTTAAGGCGGCTATCTTCTGTATTATCTGTCATGTGTCTCACTCCTAGTTAGCGAGCCGAACCAGCATCATACGATTGATACGCTTTAAGATAGCGTTGGCGAAGAGTGGCGTCATCCCACACTCCAGCATCAATCATAGCCTGTTTCCGCTCTGGTGTCACGTATATTTCGCGTTTTGTGCTTACGGGTGCGTGTTCCCGTGTATTTCCTGTTGGCGGCCCGCGCCTTTTTGGCTTAGATGCTGGGGTTTCTTCACCCAGCGCGTCCGCCACTCGGGCCGTTAATTCTTCCCAATACTCGCGCGTGGCGGGATTGTAGCCCTCCTGCACGATCTCGTTGTCAATGGCTTTGGTCAGTGCGCTGTCACGGTCACGGCCCGACGGGTCGTACCATGAGTTGGCGGACATCCACTCCTTGGCGTAGTTGACGACGGCTGGGTTGACCTGCGGCGTCGTGCTTTGCTTGCGTGCCTCCTCAAACTGGTAGCGCGCCTGTTGCAGTTGGTTTGTCTCAGCCATCGCCTGATCGCGGATACGCATTGCCGCTACGACATCCTCGCCATTGCCAGCCTCAGTCGCCTTGGCGATGAAGTGCTCTGCCTGTTGGACGTCGCGCTGCGCCTTTGCCAAACGCTCGTCGAGCGTCTGAGCATTGCTGTTCAGTGCGTGTCCCTCGACGGACGACAGACGGCGAAGCATTTCCGCATTCTGCTGCTCGAGGTATTGGATCTTCTGCTCTGCAGTTTCCTTTGCGCGACGATGGATGTCTCGGCGGCGCATATTGCGGCGCTTGTTCTTGCCGGTGCGTACCTCTTCCTCCGTGTCCTCGTCGCTCTCGGCCAGACGAGCGTCTTCCTCGTCATCGTCGTCATCGGATGCGTCGGTCTCTAGCTTGCTATCCTCGTCCTCCTCGGGCGCGGTCTCAATGGGGATCAACTCATCGTCTTCTTTAAGTGTATTGTCAGTCATAAACCGGCTCCCTTTCTCGTAGCCTTATCAATCATATGAAGGCTTTGATGATCAGCGGATCGCCGGTCACCTTGCCCACAAGATCGAGGTCGTTAAAAATTACCAGTAGCGCTTCATCTTCGCCATCGGTCGTCTTGACGGTCCAGCGGTCGCCGCCGTACTTTGGCACGCGCACGAATTCGCCCGGCTTGCACCAGCTTCCTTCAGGCCACGGGTCCATTGTCGTACGGTTCTTGAACGCAAGTTCACCCACCGAGATCACCTTCGCAATCTGGGTGTTCCACGCGTCCGTCTCGCGTGTCTCCGAGGTCAGGATAATCCCGCCCTTGGTCTTCTGCTTCGGCGTGCGTATCTGTACCAGTACGCGGCTGCCAAACGGGTGTATGCCCGGTTCACAAGGCGGGAAGGCCTCGTCCAAGCTGGCATAACCAAATTCTACTTTATTCGCTAATTCTTGCATGTGCGCTCCTTTAGATAAACCTGTCTTTCGTCTCCCTCTCGGCGACCATATCGATGAGAGTTCGCTTCGCATGCTCAAGCCCCGCGTACATGCCGACGGCCCGACCGTAGTCGAATAGCTCTCGGCCCGAGGGGTGCTCCAGCGCTTCCCGTGCAAGCCGTGCCTGCTCGGTCTCCAAGCGCTGGAGAAGCATTTCTATCTTCATGCTGGTGTCTTTTTACTGCCAGTTACCGAAACCTTCGGGGTCATGCCCATCTTCATGAGCTTGTGCATGTTGGTGTTGTCGGCGGTAAAACTGCCAGCGGCCTTGCCCTTGCTCAGTGCTACGTCTTTCTTCATGTCGCTTCCTTCCTATGGTTGCGGGTTGATCCCAGTGCCGGTTGACACTGCGAAGCGTTCGCCGCTCTGGATCTCGGCCTGAGCCAATGCCATCGCGGTCTGATTGTCTTGTTGGTTCATGGCCATGCGAGCCTGAAGCTCGGCGGCCGTGCGTGCGTCCTCGGACTGCTGCTTCTGCTGCTCGATGGCGACCTTGGCCTGCAGCTCGGCGGCGTCCATCTGGGCGTCCTGCTGCATCTTCTGACCGTCCATCTGCAGCTTCTGCGCATCCATTTGCATGCGCTGCGCCTCCGTTTGCGCATCCATTTGTGCGCGCTGTGCGTCCGCCTGCTGGTCGGCCTGCAGCTTCTGCTGGTCGAGCTGCAGCTTCTGGCCTTCCAGTGCCAGACGCGGATCCTGTATCGGCTGCTGCTGGAACTGCTGCATGACCTGCTGCGCCTGTTGGATGATCTGCGGTATCTGCGCAAACACCTGACTGCCCTCGGACAGTGCCGCCGTCGACGCCTCGGCCAGCATGCGGTCGAGCGCCTTGCGCCCCTCGGTGTCCTTTGGCTCCATGTTGCGCATCACGTCGCCAAGATCCTCGCCGCCCAGTGCATCGGTCGACACGTCGAATACGCTACTGGCGTACCAAAGCGCGATGTGCTCCTTGATGTGGTTCAGAATGGCGGGGATGTACACCGGCGCGAAGACTGGGTTCATGCCGAAGGTCGGCGACATCATGTACGCCAAGTGCGTCTGCAGGTGGGCCAGATGGTCTTGGTTCGGGAAGGCTGTCACCGGCCGACCGAGTGATGCCGCGACGTTCTCGTTGACTGCGTTCTGCTCCGAAGGCTCAACGGCTGGGTTGAGCAGCTCCTTGGCGTTCGGCACCTTCAGCGTCTCGAGGATCCGCTCCTCGACCTTGCGCATGTTGTACATGCCGGGGAGGGCGGCCGCGCGTTGCGCCACTGCCTGCACCTGCGCATAGCGCTGCGCCTCGCTGAAGATGTTCGGGTCGCTGACCGGCACGACGTCGAGCACGCCATCGAAATCATCGCGCCGTGCCAGCTCGTCGCCCGCATCCCGCTCAAGCTTCTCGTCGTCGAGGTTGAAGCCGTTGAGACGGTCGAGGATGCGCAGCATGCGCCCCATTGCGTCATGCAGACGGCTGTGGATCGCGGAGTAGACGACTGCGCCCTGCTCCAGTTTGGCCAGTGTCGTGCCGACTGGTGCGTTCGGGTTGTTGTCGGCGATGTCCTCCATAGACGTACGCACGACGCCCTTCGCCGCGTCGACCAAGAAGCCGAGCAGGCTGAAGAGCACAGGCGATGGTGGGTTGTACGGCAGTGGCATGGCCAGCTTGCGCACGTCGTCCACGTTCAGGCCGCCCTCGATCTCCTCGATCTGACCCGGCTGCAGCGACAGGCTCTGTCCACCGGCCGTGCCGCCCTTGAGGCGGAGCATGGTCTGGCTGTTGCTGATGTGCGCGCTGTCGAGTAGGGCACGCAGTGCGCCAGTGGCCGCGCCGCTCAGGCCGCCGATCATATGCGGCAGGCCGATTGGGTATGCGCCGCGCCACGGGATGAACGGGAACTCGACGAACCAGTACATCTCATCGCGAGCTTCGTCCTCCTCGTCCCAGTTGCGGTAGACTGAGAGCACCTTGCCAGTCGTCTTGTCGACGCTGACGATGTACGGCGCGTTGCCCTCGCCCTCCTCGACTTCCATCGTGACGTAGCACTCGTAGATTATGCGCAGTCCGTCCTCGTTGTAGCTGGTGGCGTCGCGCCCCTCGATCTTGTCGTTCGCCTGCCCTGCCACTGACTGCTCGGGCTCCATGCCCGACGGTGCCAGATCCACGTCGCGGTACATGCCGTCACGCACGCGGTTCTCGTAGTCCAAACTGGTAATATATTGCACGTGGGTCTTGCGCTGCGCAGTGTAGAAGTTCGTCGCCGCGTAGGGCAGGAGCATGTCGTCAATCGGAACGAACAGGAACGTCGGCCGGTTGCGTGGCGTGTCCCAGCCGAGCTTCAGGTACTGCGCGCCGCCAAGCGGTAGCTGCGTCATGAGCTGCTCGAGCTCGGCGCGTACCTCAGGGCACTGCACCGTCATCTGCCAGTTGAGCAGGCTCGTCTTGCGCTTGGCCTTGTCGACCTTGTCTGCCGACATCGGGCCGCTGATGGCGTCCTTGGCGGGTCCGCCTGACGGGAAGATCTCCTTCATGGCGCGCGCCGCGAAGTCGACGCATGCCTCGGTCATGACGGGGTGCACGACCTTCGACGCGCCCTCGAACTGCGCTCCGCCGGGGGCGTCATCGCCCAAGCCAGTGCGGCGCAGGCCGTCCTCGTACTGCTCGTCGCGCTTCTTGCGCGCGTCCTTGTCCTTGCTGATCAGATCGAGGAGCTGCGTCGACAGGCTGCTCATCTCGCCCTCGGGCATGTCCTCGGCGAGGTTGGCGTAGAACTCGTTCTCGGCCTTCGGTGGCGCGTCGTCGTCCATGCGCACTATCGCGCCGCCGTCCTCGGTGTCCTCGACCTCGTCGTCGTCAACGTCGGGCAGATCCACGTACTCGCCTTCTGGCATTTCGTCTTCGTCCATTGTATCGTCCTTCATTGGCTGTACGGATTTCTGTACACCTTCGGCGGCGGTCTGTCACCCTCGACGCGCTTCGGTGGCTTGGTCAGGCGCAGTAGGCCCTTGTCCATGAGGACGCGGATCGCCTGCGTGGTCTGGTCGACGTGGTCGTCGTGCTTGATGCTGCGCTCGCCGGTGAAGCTGCATAGCTGGTGTATGACAGGCTCGCACCATGATCGCGGCTTGCCGGGCTTCTTGTCGCTCTCGGGCATCCAGACGCGCCGCTGCGCGAAGACGGGCGATGCGATGTGCAGTCGCGACAGCTTGTCGGCACGTCCGGGGTTGTATGCGAAGGCCTGTATGCCCTGACGGTCGAGCATCTGGCGCAGGGATATGCCGCTGCCCTTGTCCTCGATCAGGAGCAGGTCAGGCTTGCGGCCGGACGACATAGGCTTGGCGCTGCCGAACATGGGTCGGATCATGGCCACGTCCTCGTCGTCGCCGTAGCGGACCTCGAGCTCCTTCTTGACGCGCTTCATGAGGTCGGGCAGGCCGAGGTGGTCCTCCCAGCAGTCGAGGAGGAGGATGTGGCTCATCTCCTTGTGCGTGAAGAGGCCCCACACGCCGCAGGCCGTCGGGTCGGGGTCGCCCTTACGGTCGAGGCTCTTCTCCGTGTATGCCGTGTCGAGTGACATGATGATGAATTCAAGCTTAGGCAGCGCCTTGTCTGCAGGCCACAGGTTGATCCAACTGCGTTGGATGATGCCGCTCTCTTCGGGGTCGATTAAATCCCCGTATAACTCTTGTCTGCCCAGCGTTGTCCCCTCGTACTGCACGAGGTTGTCGAAGTACGTCGTAGGCAAGTTTGCCCGGTTGTCGTACGTCGAGCCGCGAACGATGAGGCGGTTGGCCTTCGGCGCGGTCAGCGTGCGGATCAGTTCCTTGGGCTTGGGCGTCGTGGTCCACAGCACCTGCGGCCGGTCGCCGAGGCGCATGCCCATCATGAGCATGTCCCACGTATCCTCGTCGTACTGCCACGCGGCCAGCTCGTCGCACCACGCGCGTGTATGCTGTGGGCCACGCAATCGCTCTGGACGCTCCGCCGTGAAGCCGCGTATCGTGCAGATCTTACCTGCAGCGTTGTACATCTTGATGACAAGATCCGACTTGTTGTAATCGTCAAGTAGGGCGTTGGGCAGTACGTTGAGGATGCCGCTCTCGCCCTCGAAGCAGGTGAACTTGACGTCCTGATACGTCGGCGCGATGACGCAGCTATCGAAGCCGCTCTCGTCCTCGAACACTGCACGCGTCAACCACTCTGCACCGACGCGCGTCTTGCCGAAGCCGCGACCGGCGAGGACGCCGAGCTCGGTCCAGTCGGTGCGCGGCACGAACTGGTTGGCTCGTGCAGTCTTGCGCCAGCGTAGTTGCCAGTCGAGGTGCACACGCTGCATGGGAGTGAGGCCCTCAAGCATTGCGTGGTTGACCGTGTCAGCAATGTCGTGCTGCGGAGGCATCAAGCTTCCGCGTCAGTCTCGTCAGCGCCCGGCTGCTGCGCCACAATGCCCGATAGTAATTTGGTCAGTGCGATGTTGTCGACGTTCGCGTCGATCTTCAAAGCCTTGTCATCCTTGTTGCCGACGTCGACCGTCTGCTTCGTGCCGTACTTCTTCGGGTTCCAACACGCGAGCAGCTTAAGACGCGTCTCGATGCGCAACTTGCTGCGTTGCACGTGTTCGCTGATGGCTAGTGTTTCGTCGGCTATGTCGAGGATGTCTTCGGCCAGTGCCTCGAAGCCCAAATCCCTCGCGCACGCGACGCGTGAAGCGAAGGACGCGTCTGCGTCCATCCAATTATACACCGCACGCCAGCTCGGCATACCATCCTGCCTGCACAACACACGCAGCGCGATGCCGTTCGACAGGCCGTCGATGATGCGCTCCTCGATCTCGGGGGTTCGTTTACCTTGGCGCTTGGCCATACTCTGCATGCTCCGCTCTATGTGGCAGTACTACCAGTGAAGTGCTCAACATACGCATCACGAGGCACGCTGGCAAGGGGTGTCAAAAACAAACACGCCACCCTCGACCACGAAGGGTAGGTCGCCCCGCTCCTGCATGCGGCGCATCGCCCTGACAAGACGCTGGCGGCGTGTGTCACGACGTGCTGACACAGGCTCATCAAACGCGCTGATGCAGAACCGCAGGAACGCCTCACTGCCGACACGGTCCTTCAATAGGCTCATGGCATCCGCTCGGTCCCGAACAAACTGCTCGACCCGATTGCGCTTCACACGAACAAACACTTTTCTATTAAACATAAATTCTCCTTTGCAACGCAACACTACAACACAAGAGCTGCACCGTCAAGCGAATGCACCGCGACGCATCACGGTGTAAAAGTTTCAGAGCCTGCATCACGCAACCCATTTGCTCCTGCACCGCCGCAGCACGGGGGGTTACCCTATAGGGTACCTCCCCCGATGGTGCAGCAGACGGTGCATCACTGGAGCTGCAACGCGATGCACCATGATGTAAAAGATGCAAATGGTGCACGGTGCAAATAATATGTAAAAAAATGCACATGTTGAAAAATACTTGTTGACGTACCCACAAACCCCCGATTATAGAGGGTACATCAACAACGCAACACGGAGTACAACACATGACAAATATCGAAGCTAAAGCAGAAATCGCCCGTCTCGCATCAGTGCCAGTCGCGCCAGATTATTTCGTCGCCGTCGACGGAGAGTTCGCCGCCGCGCCTACTTCAGGTTGGGTGCCTTCTTATTGTTCAGAAGCTGCTTGTGCGACGGAAGCAGAAGCCGAGCGTCGCGCAGCTCGTCAAGGTGGTTGCGTAGTCGCCCGCCGCTCACCAGCAGAAGGTCGCGCTGCTCGTCTCGCCCGTCTTGAGGCGATTGCCGCAGCTTAACATCAACCGGGGGCTTCGGCCCCCACCATTATCAGCAACACAGGAGCACAATGACATGACTTACAACATCTGCGTCAAAGAGACATTCACCCACAAGTACGGCCACGGCGGCATCGTCACCGTGCCGGCTGGTAGCCGCACGACCAGCGCCAGCGCACACGGCGGCGACTTCCGTTGGCTCGACCCGTCGATCTTCCACAAGGACAGCATCGAGTA